GTTTACAGAGATGGTAATAAAAACGATGTATATGAGTGGAATCCAGATACAATAGAAAAAGGTCAGTTTGGAATTAATATTCATAAGGCAGGTAAAATAAGTACTAGAGTAGATACTTGGAGTGCTGGTTGTCAAGTTCTTGCCAACGAAACAGACTTTAAATGCTTTATGAACTATTGTCAAAAACAAATTAATAACGGTAAAGGTAAATATTTTACATATACTTTGTTAAGGGAGGAAGAATTATGAAAAAACTTGATGATTTTACTAAATGTATAATTATATTTGTTTTAGGCTTTGCTTTAGGAGTTGTATTGACTATATCTTTTAATATGCAATATAGCTCCCCCGTAGAGAATAATGTGGTTATTGATTCTCTTACTAAAACACGAGATAGTATAAAAATTAAAGTAACACAATTAGACAGTATTAAAAATGCAAAAGTTGTTGAGGTTAGTACTCTCGATAATGATAGTACTCTTAAATTGTTCTACGAGTTGGTGTCAAAATGATAATAGCTACATTTCTTCTACGGGGGAGCTTACTTCTAGTAATGACTCTGTACTTATTGCTTTTGACAACCTTCGTAAAGCTAACGCAAAGATGGTTGAGCTTAAGTACGAAAAAGAAATTAATGATTCACTTAGGTCTATTATTGCTAAAGATGAAATCATTATGCGAGAGTACAAGCGTAATGTTAATGCTCTACAGAAACAAGTTATACAAGAAACTAGAAGACGTAAGGTTACAAGTTGGGCAGGAATCATTGCGGCGTTATCCTTGGGTTTGGGATTAATACTTAAATAACAATGGAACAAACTGTTGAAAAGTATATTAATGATTATCCTTTTCTTCAATATATAAATGAAGATAAGAGTCATTATAAGCATGCAAAAGATGCAGGCTATGATGACCCTGACGATTTATTTCTTATTGGAGATAGTGGAGGTTTTCTTTTAAATATTCAGCCAGGTGATAAATTTATTAATACTCATTTATTTACTGAGGCTGCTGATTTTTATAGAAAGAATAAACAATATACTTTTTATAAAATAGATAGTGTTCCTCATAGACAATTTAGAAAAAGAGAAGAATATCGTCGTCGTCATGGTTTTACCGCACCTTGTCTTTTAAGAAATGGTAAAGTTCAAAATATACGTATCACTGGTGGTATGTATAATTTTTTGAATTATACTATGATTGAGCAGCTTGATACTAAGTCTACTAAAGATGTAGGTAGGACTGCGACAGGTAAAAAGATATATGATTTTCCAAAGTTTGTAGATGCTCAATTTTGGACTTGGCATATAAAAGAATTTGCTAAACGTAATGGTTTTCATCTTATAATAGATAAAACTCGTCGTGGAGGATTTTCTTATATCGAAGCTTCTGATAGTGCTAATACAATAAATTTAAATAGTAGAAAAGTAGTAATTCATGTAGCTGCTGATAAAAAGTATTTAACAGCTACAGGAGGTCTTACTGATTTTACGATTAACAATCTTCGTTTTTACGAAACTAAAACTCCGTTTGTTAGAGGATTATTATCTACTAATACAGAAAACTTCAAATTAGGATTTAAACTTCCTAACGGAACTGTGTCTTCAAAGTCTTGGAATAGCGCATTGTTTAGTGTTTCTGCTATGAACAATCCTGATTGTGCTATCGGTAAAGACGCTATAGATGTAAAAACTGAAGAGTTATCTACTATGGAAAACTTCGATGAGTTTATGTCTGTAACAGAACCTGCCATGAGAACTGGTGCTTATGTTACAGGTACATTAACTTGTTGGGGTACTGCTACATCTGGTAATATGCAAACTTTTGAGAGAAACTTTTATGCTCCTAAAGCATCTGGCTTTATGCCTTTTGAAAATGTTTGGGATAAAGATTCTCGTAATGAAGTTTGTGGTTACTTTAAACCTTATGCTTGGGGACTTCAAGGTCAAATTGGTGACCAGTATGCTATGGATGAAGATGGTAACTCTGATTTAAGAATTGGTCTTCAAATAGCATTTAAAGAAAGAGAGCATAAAAAAGAAACAGCTAAGACTTTTGCTGAATATATCAATTATTTAGGACAATATGCAAATATGCCATCTGAATCTTTCAGTTCTACTACTGAAAATATATTTAGTAGTGAAGTTCTTATGGCTTGGGAAGAACGTCTTAAAAACGATAATGCTTTTAAGATTTATGTTGATGGTATGTTCACAGAAAATCCTAATGATAAACGAGAAGTTATATTTAAGACAAACGCTCGTGTAGAAGCAGAAGGCGGTAAATACAATGTTGACTTTTATGATTGGATTGAAGGCGTTCCAATTAAAGGTCACGAACATCATCATGGATGTTGTCGTAAATGGTTTAATCCTATTAAAGTTAATTATATTAACAAAGAAGGTGAACAAGTATACGGAACTCCTCCTGGTATATATTCTATAAGTTATGACCCTGTAGGAATTAACAAAGAATATAAACAAATAACAAATAAAAACTCACATAACAGTATTAAAGTATGGATGGAACCTTGTCAATATAATAACTTTAAATCTGCATTAGTAGCAGCTTATTATGGTCGTCCTGAAAAACTTGAAGATTCTGACTATATATGTTATTGTATGGCAAGATATTATAATTGTATAGGAACTGTAGCTGTTGAAATAAATAGAGGTGAAACAGTAAGTAACTTTAGTAAATGGAAAGCTCTTAAATATTTAATGAAAGACCCTGTTCAAATTTGGGATACTTCTCTTAAAGGTGCTGTTGCTTCTACTTATGGTGTTAATATGGGTGATGGTCCAAAGAAACTAGAAGGTCTTCGTCTTCTTAAAGAAATGCTATATAGTGTTATAGGTAAAGATGAATTAGGTAATGACGTTTATTTCTTTCATACTATATACGATTATCAATCTATTCTTGAATTAAAGAAATGGAATCCTGTTGGTAACTTTGACCGTGTTTCTGAAATGATTATGAGAGCACTTCGTTGGCGTCTTATGGACGTTGAAGCTGCTAAAGAATTAGTTAAAAGAAAGAAGATAAAAGAAAATTCTAAAAATATTTGGAAAAGAGAATGGTTTTAAATTACAACTATGGAAATATTTAATGATTATAAAAACTTTCCTCAGCAACGTGTAGGTTATGCTGAAAAACAAAAACCATACTGGTATGCTAATTGTATAGATTATATAATTAGTGCTGGTATTAGTTTTAATGACCGTAATGATACAGAAACAAAATTAAGTATCCTTCATGGTGATATTCCAAATTCATTTTATAAAAAGACTCTCAATCCTTATAATAGCAACAACGAGAAATTTACTCGTTTCCCTGCTACTATGAGAAATCTTGATATAATGAATGATGTTATCAGAAGATATATTTCAGAATATTTCAAAGGTGTTCATGAATTTATTGTTGGAGCTAGTAATCCTGATATTGTTCTCAAAAAGAAAGCTAAATTGAGAGAAGAAATAGGAGTTATGGCTGCACAAGCCTTTCAACAAGAGTTTCAACAAAGACTTCAGCAAATGCAAGCAGAAGCTCAACAACAAGGAGTTCCAGCAGAACAAATAAATCCTCAAGATGCTATGCCTGACCCTGAAGAATTCATGAATAATTTCAATGAGAAATATATTGATGATGAAAGTAAACAAGGTCAAGAAGTATTAAATTATATTCGTGCAATTACTGCCGATGCGATGGTATATCTTTCTGCTTTCTGTGATTATGTTTCTCTTGGAGAATGTTATACTTATTCAGATATACAAGGTGAAAAAATAATTAAAGAAAGAGTTCCTGTATTAGAAGCTTATCCTATTCCTAATGGAAATTTCTTTGTAGAAGACCATGATATGTTTGCAAGAAAACTTCTTTTATCTTATACTCAAATTATGGATATGTTTGATAACTATCTTACTGATAAAGATAAAAAGTTCTTAGAAGAATATTATGGCAAATATACTAGAGAAGGTTCTGGTACTAAACTTATGTATAGTAAATATTTTGAAGACTATCCTGATGTTTGCGAAAAATTTACAGATAAAGAAAGAGAGCTATTTAAAAAAGAACCTGTAAATATTGCTGCTGAAAATAACAATTTATTTGAAGTTTGGCATGTAGTTTGGAAAGGACAAGCTAGAGTTGGTATTCTTACTTATGTTAATGAAGTTGGTTTGACAACAACTAGAATTGTAGATGAAACTTATAAATTAAATAAAGAAGCAGGAGACATTGATATTGAGTGGGAATATAAAACTCAAGTTTATGAAGGCTATCGTATAGGCTCTAGATATACTGCTATTTATCCAATTAAAGCAAGACCTGTTCCTTTTGGACGTGATGGTAAACTGCCCTATAATGGAATAATGGAAGTTCTACCTTTTATGGGGAAGTTCTCTATTATTAAAACTGTTACTCCATTTCAAATAATGCGTAATATTTTTTCTTATCATAGAGAAATGGTAATAGCAAAGAATAAAATGCTTATTCTTATTTTACCTGAGAGTTTAGTATCTAGTGATAGTGAAGATAGGGTATATAGAATGGCTGCAGACGGAGTTCTTCTAGTTGATGACAGTGAAGACACAAATTCACAAAAGATAGCTAACATTAGGTTGTTAAATGCTCAAATGGGTGATTATATTACTCAATTAACTAATCTTATGGAAGCTACTAGACAAGAAGCTTGGGATTGTGTAGATATGAATGCTCAGAGATATGGTGATATTGCACAATCTGCTGGTGTTTCTACAACACAAGAAGCTGTTGCTAGAAGTTCTATGGGAACAGTAATTATAACAGAAGTCTTTGACCAAATGCGTCGTCGTGATTATCAAAGAGATATAGACTTTGCTAAATTAGCTTATGTTGATGGTCTTGATACTGCATACTTTGATTTAGAAGGAAACAGACATTATATCAGTCTTGACGTAAATGTATTTCTTTATTCTGACTATGGAGTTATTGTTAAAAATGATTCTAAAGAAAAAGATAAACTAGAACAACTTAGACAATGGGCTTTTAGTGCTGCTCAAAATGGAGACCTTGATATGGCATTATCTGCTATTACAGGCGATAATATTTCTCAAATAAAAGCTACTATTCAGAAGTTTAATGAGCTTAAACAACAGCATGAAGAACAGATGCAACAAGTTGACGCTCAATTAAAAGAAGAAGAGATTCAAAATAAACTTAGAGAAATAGAAGCTAAAGGTCAACAAGATAAAGAACTTGAAGAACTTAAATTCCAACATGAAATGCAACTCAAATATATTGATGTTGATATGTCTATGCTTGGAAATACTGGAGGGGATGAAGCTGAACAGGCTAAGAATAGATTAGCTGCTGCTACTGAAGAAAATAGAATGAATATCGAACGTGAAAAACTTAATGTTACTCGTCAACAAATGCAAGCTGATTTATACAATAAAGCTGCTGATAGAGCTGTTAAGTTGGAAGATATTAGGTCTAAAGAAAGAATAGCTAAAACAAATAAAAATAAATATGACAGATAGAGAACAAAAGTTGACAATAGGCTTGTTAGCTAAAGTATATACTAATACTTTTGATACTAGTAAATCTTTAGATGAACAATGTGAAGATTTAATATCTTTAGGAGAAAAAATATCTATTGGATTTAAAGATAATAATTTACAGGAAGATAATACAATTAAACAAAAAATTAAAACTTGTGAGTGTGAAATAGAAAATTTGAAGTATCAAATGCACTTAAATAATATACTTAGTTTGTTACCGACTCATGTTATGCCTTTTTATACAATAATTTAAATTATAATAGATATGCCTAAACGTAGAAGAACACTAGAACATAGAGGACTTTCTGATAGTGACTATATGTCTATTATGGAAAAAGTTGCTAATGAAAATTATACAAATTGGGGTTTTAATAATCCTGATGAAGCTCTATTGTATGCTTTAAATGATAAAACGTATAATTATAGAGGTTACTATGATAAGTATCCTAAAGGAAAAGGAAACGCAATAGACCATTGGACAGATGAATTCAA